CCGCCTGAAATGCAGGGTCAACCAGGCATGGCGCCTGGGATGATGTGATTGACAGGTTAAGTATTCGGGTTGACAATAACCCAAGCCTACCGATGGGCTTTCATCGGGTTAATTCGTAGGGGTTACCTATGTCGGAAGTGCAAGAACGTCTGGCGGCGAATATCGTCACCAGTGATAATTTAGCGGAATTCACAGCCCAAAAACTTGGTTTAGTTGACACGCCAGCAAACGAGGCGGCAAGCGATGACGCAAACAGCGCCGCAGCCGAGCCGGATGACCAGGCAGATCAAAGTGAACAGGACAGGGAAGGGGATGACGCGACAGCAACAGAGGAACCGAAGGAAAAGAAGCCGAATCCTAAGTTAGAGCGTCGGTTTTCAGAGATTACCAAGCAACGTGAAGCAGCCCGCGAAGAAGCGCGGCGAGAGCGCGAAGCCAGGGAAGCGATGGAAACCAGGCTGAAGGAACTGGAAGCTAAGGTTAATCCGCAACCGGCGCAAGCCGACCAGGATGAAATTGGCGAGGAACCCAAGCCAGAGCAGTTCAGCGATATGTACGAATACGCGAAAGCGTTAGCCGAATATACCGCTGACAAAAAACTGATGGAACGGGACAGGGAAGAAAAGGCCCGCAAGGCCGCGGTTGAACAGGAAGCGAAGTTTCAAGCCTGGGCAGACCGTGTGAACGCAGCCAAAAACGAACTGCCCGACTTTGATGACATGGTGCAAAGCAGCGATGTACGGGTGTCTGACCCAGTACGCGATGCCATCATCGAATCAGAGCATGGCCCAAAAATTTTGTATTACTTGGCCGAAAACACCGAGTTTGCAAAGAAATTGGGCGATATGTCAGTTGTTTCTGCCGTTCGAGCCATTGGCAAGATCGAAGCCCGTTTCGATAAGGATTCAAGCACTGAACCTGCGGCGAAGCCTGTTGTTGGGAAGTCAAAAGCGCCAGCGCCGATTAATCCGCTGCGTGGTGCGGTCAACACGGTTGACGCGAACGTGGATGCCGATGGCAATTTCCACGGTACGTTTCAGCAATGGAAAGCCGCCCGCATGGCCAAAAAAATCCGCTGACAACTAACCTTTTTTTAAGGAAACTGAAATGTCCAACAATCTGCTAACCATTAGCAAGATCACCAACGAAGCGTTGATGGTCTTGGAAAACGAACTGACTTTTACGTCTGAGGTAAACCGCGAGTACGACGACCAGTTTGCCGTCGTAGGCGCAAAGATTGGTAACACCCTAAACGTCCGTCGTCCTGGCCGTTTCATCGGTACTACCGGCCCTGCCCTGAACGTTGAAGATTTCAACGAAACCAGCATTCCCGTGACACTTTCGACCCAGTTCCACGTCGATACCCAGTTCACGACCCAAGACCTGGCACTTTCGCTTGATATGTTCAGCGACCGCGTACTGAAGCCCGCTATCGCTGCAATCGCCAACAAGATCGACTTTGACGGTCTGACTATGGCAAAAAACAGCACCGCCAACATCGTTGGCACTGCTGGCGTTCCCCCGACTGGTCTGATTACTTATCTGACCGCCCAAGCGTATCTGGATTCGGAAGGCGCACCCCGCGATGGCCGCCGTTCGTGCATCATCGAGCCGTTTACCAGTGCAACCATCGTTGACAGCCTGAAAGGTCTGTTCAACCCACAATCGGCTGTCAGCACCCAGTATCAAAAGGGTCTGATGGGCCGCGATTCGGGCGGCATGAACTGGAAAATGGATCAGAACGTTATTTCGCAAACGTTCGGTGCATGGACTACGACTGCTGGCACCCTGACCGCTAACACCCAAAGCATCGGTATTGCTACCGGCTGGGCATCGTCCTCGACGATCACCCTGACCCATAGCGCCGGTCTGACACTGCGCCAAGGCGACGTGATTCAGATTGCCAACGTGTTTGCAGTCAACCCACAGAGCCGTCAAGCGTATGGTTCGAACAAAGCCCGTAACTTCGTGGTTCAATCCACTGTTACTGGTACTGGTTCGTCCACAATGCAAGTGACCGTGGTTCCGGCCATCATCACTGGCGGTCAGTTCCAAAACGTCACCATCCCGACTACTTCCGCAACTGCAACGGTCACCCCGTTCAGCATCGGCACGTCGGCAACCGGCACTGTCAGCGCACAAAACATCGTAATGCACCGTAACGCATTCACGCTGGCTACCGCTGACCTCGAACTGCCTGACGGTGTGCATTTTGCTGGCCGTGCGTCTGACAAGGAACTGGGACTGTCGATTCGTGTTGTTCGTCAATACACGATCAACAACGACAGCATCCCGACCCGTTTGGACGTGCTGTACGGCTGGGCGCCGCTGTACCAGGAACTCGCTTGCCGTGTTGCGGCTTAACTTTGAAATATAGAAAGGAAACCTATCATGGCAAATCCAGGCCCAGCAAGCACCCAAACCAATCACCCGTCGAATCTGGCCACTAACCAGGCTTACCGCCTGTTGGCCAGCGCCCAAGGCGTCAACCTCAACTCTGTCGCTGACACTATTGCAGCCGTTGTCAATAGTTCATCGTATAGCGTTCAGGACATCATTGTCGCAAACGCCAGCATCAACCTGACCACCGCGCAACTTGCTGTTTACAGCGGCCCAGGCGCAACTGGTGTGGCAGTCAAAACCGCTTACGCGCTAACCGGTAATTCGGCCAGCGACAAAGTGGTGGTGACCGCGGCCAGCGATACTGACTCGCTTACCGGCGACAATCTGTACATTCGTTGCACAACCGCACAAGGCGCTGCGGCGACTGCTGACGTGTACATTTATGGTTACGACCTGACGTTCCTTCCTTAATCGGAATGGAATGATGAACTGAGAAAGCCGCCCTCAAAAGGGGTGGCTTTTTCGCTTTGTAGGTTTATAATTTTCTTTAATGGGGTTACCCGTTTAGGAGCAAAAAATGTCAACAGTGAACGCATTTACCCCCAAAGGGCAATCGCATTTAGTCACAACGAGTAGTGTTCAAATCCCGACCCAAGATAATGTCAGCGCCGTTTCTTATCGTATTGTCAATGTCACCGGCGGCACGGTAACGTTGGGCTGGGCGCCAGCCAATCCCTTGGGTGTTGCTGTCACAGTTCCCGCGCCGTCGATTCCCACGGCTGGATCACCAACTAACACGCTGTCTTTCCTTTCTGGTGCGATTGAGGTTGTCAGCTTGCCGCCGAATGTTTGGCTGCGTTCTGACACGGCAACATCTTTGATTGTGACGCCTGGCGAAGGTATTTAATAAGGAATCATCATGGCGGTTAATCTTTCACCCGTTGGTGGCGTAGCTGGCCAGTTTTTTGACGATAACGGCAACCCGCTTGCTGGCGGCAAGATTTTTACTTATGCCGCTGGAACCACCACCAACCAGGCTACTTACACCAGCGCGTCAGGTGCAATCGCGCATTCCAACCCCATTATTTTAGATGGCGCGGGCCGTGTGCCCAGTGGTGAAATTTGGCTGACTGATGGCTTAGAGTATAAGTTTGTCATTAAAGACAGCGTTGATGCTTTGATTGGCACTTACGACAACATCATTGGCATTAACTCTAACTTCGTTAACTTCACCAACCAGCAAGAACTTCAAACCGCTACCGCGGGTCAGACCGTTTTTACGCTGACCACGATGCAATATCAGCCAGGCACCAACAGCCTGTCGGTGTTTGTGGATGGCGTGAATCAATACGGCCCAGGTGCTTTGTATGCGTATGTCGAAACTGACAGCACGACGGTGACGTTTACCACCGGTTTGCACGTTGGCGCTGAAGTTAAATTTACGACATCGCAGCTTAATTCAACGGCTGGGGGAACCGCAGCGGGTGTTTCATTTACGGGTTTTAAAGGCCAAACAGGCAACGTTCAAAATTTGGCTGATGATGATGGTTCTGATTGGATTGGTTTTGAGCAAGCCGGTATTGGTGCAATTGCTATTTCAGCGCAAGACAAAATGCGCCAAATTATCAGCGTAAAAGATTTTGGCGCTGTTGGTGATGGCGTAACTAATGACACGCCAGCTTTGCAAGCAGCTTTAACCGCCGCTGGCGGGAACGCCCTTTATATTCCGGCTGGAATTTATTTGGTTGATGCCTTGACTGTTCCTGCTGACACTTGTGTGTATGGTGATGGTATAGCATCGACGCTTAAAAAACGCAGCAATGGTGACATGCTAACGCTTGATGAGCGTGTTACTTTAGAGTTATTTTGCCTTGATGGGCAAGGCGCGACTTATACGGGGCGCGGCTGCGTTGTTTCAACAGGCGCATTAGACAACGTTTCTTGGCGCAAATTTATTAACCTTGATATTCTCAATATGGCTTCGCACTGTATTGAGTTTACTGTTTCAAGAGCAGGTTAT